CGTGCTCCCCAACTGGGAACGCGGCCATCTCTTCAATCACTTCTCGTGCCCAGCGTGTGTCGGGTGCCCAGACTTTACCACTGCTAAATAAATCTGCAACCGCGTTCACGCGCACCATCTTGTCGTTGCCCCTTGATGGGCTGAACTCCTGCACTGGAATCCCCAATGCTCTAAGCTCTTGTATCAACGGTGCGCCAGCTGCCTTTTTCTCAACGATGAACGCGTCTGGTTCCCACTCTTTGTAGTGTTTGAGCGCGACGACCTTGAGTTCAGGGAAAGCCATCCTGTCTTTGAAAGCATCCAGCAACATAAGCTGAGGCGTGTCGTTTTCTTCCTCATTGTAAAAAATCCCCCACGTTGTACAAGCAGAATAGTCCGAATTATTCTTGGTTTCAAACGCCGTATCCCATGACTGGATGATGTATTCACACCTTGGTGGGTCATCCGGCTCCCAAATACGCCACATTTTACGGCTGACGATGGCCGAGTTCTCAGATGTGGGCTGCTGCATGTATTGCGCGTTCCAATACCTTGGGTCAATACTGGCTTTTGTGGATTTCAGCGCCTCAAGTGACCACTGCTCAGGCCAGAGAGACTTCTCGTCTTCTTCGTCCTCGTTCAAAATGGCCGGCAACTCCACAATTTCCCATGGAACCGCCTCTGGGTTCTTGGTTTGGTAGTCAATCAGGCGCCCAGTCAGGTCTAGGAGCGACCAACGGGTCATCACAATGATAATCCCGCCGCCCGGCATCAAACGCTGCAGTGGGCCCGTCTGGAACCAAGACCAAGCTGTATCAAACGCGAGTCTAGAGTTGGACTTTACGTCCTGTTCCGAGTGAGGATCGTCAATAACGAACAAATCAGCACCACGACCAGCAAGAGCGCCCCCGACACCAGCAGCATAGTACTGACCGCCAGCGCTTGTAGACCACTTACCGGCAGCCTTTTGATCGTCTGCCACCATCGTATTGGGGAAAACTTCTCTGTATTCATCAGAATCAATCAAGTTACGTATCCGGCGGCCGAAGTCTTCAGACAGACCCGCAGTGTGCGTGCCCATAATGATCTTCTTCTCAGGGTATTTACCTAGAAAGTACGCAGGAAACAGGTAAGAGCTGAACTCAGACTTACCCATACGAGGCGCAATGTTAATAATCACACGCTTCTTGCGGCCTTCAACCACATCTGTAAATATTTTTGCTAGTTTCTTGTGGTGTGGGCCGATCTTAAAGCCCGGATATACCGCTTGGGCGAAGCCAAGCATGTTTGTTTTAGCCGCCTGTAGTCTAGCGCGGGACTCCCGAAGCTCTAAGTCGTCATACAGCTCCATCTTTTCTTTGACGCTCATGTGTGGCAACGCCTTGGACATGGCTTCTAGCTCAAGCTTGCTGAGCGTTGTGAAGTTCTCAGGCTTCATCTTTATCTCCCGCAACGTCCACAACGTCAATCACGCCCATGAACCTGTTGAGCTTTTCTTTAATGCGCGTCTCTAGCTCCACGTCAGACATCTGGGTTTTCTTGACCTCGATCCGTTCAGTAAACAGCGCCACTTCGGTGACCTTACCGAGCATATCAAGCGCCTTCAGGCGTATACGTGCATCTGGGTGCTCAACTTCTTTTAGAATTTGTGCTACTGCATAGCCCCTGAGTTCCTTGGCCTGCTCGACAAACGCCCAATCGTATGCTGTCAGCATCCCGACCAAGTGCTGCACTGCAGCAGGAGCCTTTATGTTAGCTAGTGCTTGCTGTGTATTCTGGGGTGGCTGTCCTGTAACCAGTGAAGCAAAAGATTTTCTTGCCGCCTGTGCGTCTGCCTTAGACTCGGCCTCGTCATCGTCTAGTTCTAGCTCTCTAAGCCATTCAGCCGTTTTCACCTGTGCGTCAATGATATCTGCTGGCTCTGCGTCAGCAAAAGGCAACGGCGTAGCCGCAGTCATGTCGACCACGCTGGGTTCAAACTCGCCGTTAATCAGATGTTCTAGCATTGCGTAGGGTTTGTGCTGGCGTCGCACTTGTGGCCTCGTTGGTGTTAGTGTACACTTATTTCCGGTGATGGCGCAAGTCATTGCTTCTCCTTGATGGTTGTTGAGTTGCCATCTTTGCCCCGGCCCGCAAGGTCGGGGCTTTTTTTATTATGCCGTGTCCAACGTTTGACATGGTACCTTGGAATTTTTTTATAATTTTTTTGGGGGGGTGGGGGATCGTAATGTGGGTATTTCGATCCTGTTTTTTGAAAATTGGGATTGCGGTTATGGAACAGTGTTTATGTGGACGTGCCGTGGCGACCCCAAATAGGGTTGGTGGGGGTAGGGTGGGGGTTCTTTGTATTCAAAAACAGCCTCGAAAGCAGAATAAAGTACCCATTTGATAAAATAGAGGCATCGGTTGAGAGATAGCTCGATCGATTGGGGAGATTTCTCCCCGACACACAACTTAGTCAATTCAAGGAGAACACCATGACTAAAGCAACGACAGTAGTAGTGACGTATCAGCAATTCGCAGAGGGCATCGGTCGCACAGATCGCATGACGCTGGAGGCAAGCCTGCCTTGGCACAAGCAATACGTGAAGCTGAGTGCAGAGAAGCAAGGCGAGTGGAAGTATGACTTCGTGCTGAACTATGTGATCGGTCGCATGGACTGCACACGCAAGGAAGCCGAAGCCATCTGCGAGAAGACAAGGGTGCAACGCACGCCTGACGAGGAGAAGGTTGTTAACGCAGGGTCAAAGAAGTTTGCCGATCACATCAGTCGTACGGCTTCACGATCAGGCAGTAAGCCTGTGGTCGCAGTTCCCAAGCAGTTGGTGAGCAACATCGTGGCTGAGATTATTGACGCAGGTCTAACCAAGGCACAGTTCGATGCTCTGCTTGCTCAGTTGCGTGATTCTGTTTCATTCAAATAATCTGGGGAGATTTCTCCCTGCTTTCTGATGGCGGTGCAAGCGTGATGCTTGCCCGCTGTTTTGTTTCTTGTCCAATCAATAATCTCAAGGAGTTAATCATGCTATATCAAATCATCGTTCGCAACGGCTCAGCCAACCACTACGCATCTTCTGACAATCAGACTTGCGCCCACACGATCTTCAACGCACTCACAAAGACATTCCTTCATGTCGAACTGTGGCAAGGCGCAACCCTCATTCAGGAATACAAGAACTGCTAACACCTTGGGGAGAAATCTCCCCGACAGGGCTTTCTGTAAGCATAGCGTGCTGTGCTTACGGGGCGATCCTGCCCACATAACTCTCAAGGAGATAGCTATGCCAACTCGTGACATATTCAACTACTACATCCGTCTTCGTGACGTGCAAATAATGTGCTTCCAGCGCAAACGCAAAGCATGGGCAAAGGCAATGGGTCAACAGCTCAAAGACTTGCGTGACGAATACCCACACCTCAAATCATACGACTAAGGAGAACATTATGCGTAATCTCATACAGCCCATCACCAAGGAAGTGGGCATCATCACCATTCGTGGGCGTGACTACCATATGCAAACCATCAGCTACGGCTCACGCAATCAGGTTCATGTATTCCGCAAGGGTGCATTGCATCTGCGTGGTCTTGTGTTCGAAACGCAGGCAGACTACGACCAATGGCGTAACGGGATGCACCAACTCGACCTACCTTTTGGGGAGAAATCTCCCCAAGCTCATCAATAATGAAGATTATTGAGGCAAAAAACAAGACCCAGCCAAATGTCCAACACTACAACCCCCGAACTAAAATGCGTGTAACCCCGCAAGCCGCATCCACGCTAGCGTTCCGCAAAAACTGTCCTATCTATCTATCTATTTAATATTATTATATATATAGAGATGTATGTATCAGGGGGTGAGCATTTTCCTTTGCTCAAAGACTTTTGTTTTTAAGCTGGCGTTAGCAATCCCCCAGCAAGATAGATACATCGGACACTTTTCCTGCTAAACTAGCATTGGTGCGGGTTCCGCACCTACACGCATCTTAGTCACAGCCCTGTAGTGTTGGACAATTGTCCGACCCTCATTTTTGGAGTCAATAATCTCATGTATGAAACATACCTCAAACTCTCAGCCAACGAGATACACAACCGCTTAACCGAGCGCAACCTACACCCAGCCGAGATCGAACGCATCAAAGGCGAGGTGCTTGAACTGAAAGAAACCCTGCGTGTATCCAAGATCACACGCACCCAGCGCAAGGCAGAGTGGGACAAGGTGCTGCAACCCCTGCGCTACGAGATAAATAATGCCCGTGTTGGGCTGAGATACGGCGGGGAGAAATCTCCCCAAGAACGAACGCTAGCGTTCAGCGAATACATACGCATCATGGAAAAGCTCATAGCCATGCTAGACGCCCCATCAAAAGCGCTAGACCACACACCCATACAGATAGCCCGTGACAAGGGACTGCCCAACGATGGCGAGCACTGGACAGACTGGATACCCGCTAGGGTCAAGGACA